CAGATTTCTTCTTCTACCTTAAAAGAAATAGAACAGAACAAAGAATTAAATACAATTATTAATGTGTATAACAATAGAAAGGTAAGAGAAGGCCAAAGAATTACTGATACAAAGAAACATGCTACTGGATTAATTATGTTCGTAAATGATAGGTGGCAAAAAGAGATAGATAAAGTATCCCGTCCAGAAACTAAGGCGGCAAAGGCTGGTAAAAGAGATGAATTATTAAAGTTTTTTGATAAAAAGAACCTAAAAAATCTACAAAAAGTCTTTGATTTACAGAATTTGGTGGTTGATGCGAAATTAATTATTATAAATAAACTTAATAGTCTTAATAAAATTGGGACGTTTGTAAAAACTAAATCCGGATTTAGAGTAACCAACCCAGAAGGTTTTGTTGCTATTGATCGAATGGAAGGTGGCGCTGTTAAACTTGTTGATAGAATGGAATTTTCTACTAACAACTTTAGCAAAGATATTATAAAAGGTTGGGACAATCCTAACTAAATGGGTAACCGAGGATAAAATGAAATCATTCAAAGAATACACAGCTGCCAATGAAGCATTAAATATGGCGCAACGCCAGAAAAGAAAGGCTGCGTTTAGGAAGAATAAAGCTAAAATAATGATTGCCCGTAAAAAGGCATCTAAGAAACTCGCCAGTCCAGAGAAATTAAAAGCACGAGCTCAAAAAGCGGCTCGTCAACTCATCATTAAAAAGATCCTTAAGAATAAAGGTAAAGACGACCTCTCCTTTGCTGCAAGACAAGAACTAGAAAAGAAAGTTGATAAGAAGAAATCTGCAATAAACAGAATTGCAAAGAAACTTTTACCTCAAGTTAAGAAGAAAGATAGAGCAAAATTGAGTAGACATAAAACTCAAACACCTGGACAGACACGAGATGATTAAGAGTTTTAACGAATATATAACAGAAGCGAAAGGAGAGATTACATTTGTCTTTGGCAGATTTAATCCACCTACGACTGGGCATGAAAAATTATTCGATACATTACAGAAAGTATCAGGTGGGACGTATAGAATATACGGCTCTAAATCACAAGACCCTAAAAAGAATCCCCTTACATTTAAACAGAAAGTAAAATTCTTGCGTAAGATGTTTCCTAAACATGCAAGAAAGGTTATGGCCGATTCTGATGTAAGACACGTAATGGATATTGCAGTTAAACTATACGACCAGGGATATACTAAGGTAAGTATGGTTGCCGGTTCTGATCGTGTACCAGAATTTAAGGCGTTACTTAATAAGTATAATGGCGTTAAGGCAAGACACGGGTTCTATGAATTCAAAGATGAAATCGAAGTAATCTCTGCTGGAGAAAGAGATCCAGATGCAGAGGGTGTTACAGGTATGTCTGCTTCTAAAATGAGAGCAGCGGCAGAAGAGGGTTCACTACAAACATTTGCAAAAGGTGTTCCTGGTGGATTTAATCCAAAAGAATTATTTAATGCTGTACGTAAGGGAATGGGAATTAAAGAATCTCCTAAATTTAGAGAGCATGTGGAACTTCCTAAAGTATCCGAGACAAGAGAAGAATATGTTGAAGGTAATTTATTCTCTGAAGGCGATACTGTAGTATTAAAAGAAACAAGTGATGTTGGAAAAATTCTTGTCTGTGGTAGTAATTATCTAGTAGTAGAATTTGGTCAATGGAAAAAGAGAGTTTGGTTAGACCAAGTCGAGTTATTAGAAAAATCAGGTGCTGGTGATTTTGGTACAGATGAAGTAACGAATGCATATAAGAAAGAAACCCCCGGTCAACAAGTAAAAGAAAAGATGACAGTTGCACAAAAAAGAAAGAAAAGCAACTATTATAATGATGATTCAAATGATGGAAAGTTATCCAAATCAACTGCGGCAAAAAGACACGCACAATTTGCAAAACAGGCCAAGATGGATGATAATAATCCAGCGGCATACAAACCTGCTCCTGGAGATGCAGATGCAAAAACAAAACCATCAACACATACAAAGAAATATAAGCAAATGTATGGGGAAGATTTGTTATCATTTGAGGACTATAATATAGATGAAGGTAAGGCAGACGCGGCCCTTAAAAAGAAGGCAGATAAATCTGGTATGCCTTTGGCAATTTTAAGAAAGGTTTATAATAGAGGAGTTGCTGCATGGAGAACAGGTCATAGACCTGGGACTACTCCACAACAGTGGGGCTTGGCAAGAGTAAATTCCTTTGTAACTAAATCGTCGGGTACATGGGGTAAGGCAGATAAAGACCTTGCGGCCAAAGTAAGAGGGTAAAATGAAAAATTTTAAAGATATCAGAGAAGATGGCCACGTTGATATTGATAATATAAAAAATCAATTATCATCTCTAAAAAGAAATGCTGAAGAATTGTTAAGTCAAGTCCAGCCTAATACGGATTACCCGTCATGGTGGATTAATAAATTGGTAAAGGCTGCAGATTATGTAGATAGTGCAAAGGACTTTTTACAAAATAAAGTAGACCAGGGCTCAAAATGAAATCCTTTAACGAATACAATGAAGGTAAATTATCGGATATTAAAAAGAAATTATCCAAGATAAAGGGCCTTAATGCAGACCAATTACAAGTATTGCAAAGTTTGCCAATGCCTGTTATTACCTCTATTGTAAATCAGTTAAGCATGATAGTATCCGACACAGAGTTGGAAGAAGCTCCTTTAGTAATGAGCCATAGTGATATACTAGATACTATATGGAAAAAATTAAAACCAGATTTGGAAAAAGAATTAGTGAAAGGTAAAGTAGAAACAGTAAATAATCTTGCACGTATGGTAAGATATAAAGTGTCTACTAAGGGACAACAGAAAGGTCGTTCATACAGATACGATTTAAAGAAATGATAACTCTTAAAGAACATTTAAAATTATCAGAAGGGGTTAATGATCCTTCTATTTTTAAGGCAGTATTCCTTGCAGGTGGCCCAGGTTCTGGTAAATCATTTGTAGTAGGTAAAACTTCCTTAAAGGCATTAGGATTTAGGTTAATTAATTCTGATGATGCTTTTGAAAGAGGTCTTGCAAAGGCTGGTTTGACGACAGACCCAGATGATATTGCATCTGCCCAAGGTCAGGCAGTTAGAGGTAAGGCAAAGGCATTAACAGGTAAAATGCTCGATCGAGCCTTAAAGGGTAGAATGGGTATAGTAATAGACGGAACGGGTAAAGATTACGAGAAGATCAAGAAACAAGTTGACATGGTAAGAGATATAGGATATTCCGTACATATGATATTTGTCAACACAGATTTAGAAACTGCATTAGACCGTAATAAGGCAAGACCTAGAAGTTTACCGGATGATATGGTAAAACAAATGTGGAAAGATGTTCAGAATAATATAGGTAAATTCCAAGGATTATTTAGAGGTAGAATGACTATTGTAGATAATTCAAAAGGTTCTGATATTAATACAGCCACTATGGCCGCGTATAAAAAAATTAAGACCTGGTCTGAAAAACCACCCGAAAATGCTATAGCAAAAAGTTGGATAAGAAGTCAGATACCAGGCCCGAGGAAATAAAATGGATAAGAATAAAATAGTTAGTTCGTTTAATGGTAAATGGAAGTATAGGAAAGATAAAGAGCAGTACGGTATGGCCGATGCTTGGAAAATTATCTATTCGCCAAATGCAGAAGGTAAGTATGTAGGGGACTGTGAGGATTACGCCTTATCAATTCTTTACAGATTATGCGGAGAAAGTCACTTAAAGATGTGGTGGATGTTAATTACCCATCAGGCAGGAATCTGTTGTGTAGGTCCAAGTAAGTGGAAAATGTCTCATGCAGTATTAAGATATAAGGGCGAATATGTAGATAACTGGACAAAGAAACTTGGTCCTAAATCTGCAATAGAAAAGAATCACACTTTCCATATTTTTTATGGACATGGATGGGCATACTTTACTGCATTAAAAATGATCATAAGTAAAGTAGTGAGAACTATTAAGGGTATGTAATGCATAGTTTTTTAGAACATATAGAAGAAAGATTTGGTATTTACGAGGGTAGACACGTACCTCTAGAGCAACCTATGATTGAATCCGAATATAAGGGTAAAGACATAGAATTGAATCAACCAAAAAGAGGCGGTAAGGCTAAATACTATGTATATGTTAAGAATGATAAAGGTAACGTAATTAAAATCCAATTTGGAGATACTACAGGCCTTAGTGCAAAAATTAATGATAAAGGAGCGGCAAAGAATTTTGCTGCAAGACATCAGTGTCATTTAAAAAATGATAAAACTAAGGCAGGATATTGGGCATGTAGGTTACCAAAATATGCCAAACAATTAGGACTTAAAGGTGGTGGAAATTACTTTTGGTAAACCGTACTGGGAAGACGGGGAAATAAGAAAATTTGATCCGACTAAGGATGATTCGGAGTTTGTCTGGCACCGAGACAATGAGGATAGAGAAATAGAAATTTTAGAGGGTGAAGGTTGGCAATTTCAAGTAGATAAATGTTTGCCTTGGCTACTAAAAGAGGGCATGGTATTTAATATTAAGAAAGAAGAATACCATAGATTAATAAAGGGGGTAACTCCCCTAAAGTGTAGGGTTTATAAATATGCCAACAGCTAATGAGCAACGTGCCGAACAGTCGGCAAGATTAGATAGAATCGAACAGAAAATAGACCAAATGTCAGAGGCTATTATTGCTTTAGCACGTGCTGAAGAAAAAATTATAACTCTTACAGAATTTGGTAAACAACAAGGTGAGCAGATTCTAACCCTTATAAATAGAGTAGACAGATTGGAAGATTTAGTAAGACAAAATGCTTCTACTGTTAACATTATTAATAAAATATTCTGGATAGTCATTGCGGCAGCTGCCACAGCTATTACAGGAATGCTTTTCATACAATAGGAGAAAAATATGAAACTCAATGATGAAAAAACTAGAAGCGTTGCTGCAGCAGTCAGTGATGTCCTAGAAGGAAAAAATAAAATGAAAAAAGAGGAAGTAAAATATCCTCATAAGATGTATTCTAAAGATGGTAAGGATGAAGTAGAAGTCAAAGATAAGGCTGAACACGACAAGTATGCTGCTAAAGGATATGTCCACGAAAAACCAGAGGTTAATGAAGTCGAAGAGCCAAGAGCAAAAGGCGAGAAAGACTTTAAGGCCAAACATGTGATTAAAAAGTCTGGCGAAAATAATGACGGTACTGTCACTAAAGAAGGCAAGAAAGTTGACGAGGTACTAGGGTTCGATAAGGACAATCCTCATAAAGACGAAGACGAGAAAGAAAAAGAGAAGAAGGAAGGTAATGCCTTTACTAAAGCTCTTAATGCTGCTCGTAAAAACGGCGATGACGATTTTGTTGTTTCAGGTAAAAAATATAAAGTCGAAGATTATGATGAGGAAGAGGATGAAGACGAAGATGAAGTCGAAGAAAGGTCAATGACTCCGATGAGAGATAAGTTCGGCCCCGATAAAAACCTTGTTAAGAAAGCCGTTGCTCTTGCTACTAAAATGGGTGGTAATATGACAGGTGCTGTTAAAAAAATCGAAAAGATGCAGAAAGGGTTGTCTAAAGATAAAGACGTGGCCGCTGCTCTACGACTTGCTAATGAAGAAGTAGAAGCCAAACAAATGAATGAAGCTGAAGATAAGAAAACTAAGTATAGAAAATTCTTTGACAAAGCTTTGAAAAAGTTTGGTGTATCTTCTCCTGCCGAATTAAAAGGCGACAAGAAGAAGGAATTCTTTGATTACGTTGATGCAAATTATGAAGCGGAAAACGAGACCGACTAATTACTAACCTTAGGGGTTATATATAATATATAATGAAAGTATTTGACGAATTAAATAGACGTAATTTTGAATTATATGCTTCTCAGAATTATAATAACCCTGAGTGCATTGACATAGAAGAATTCAAAGAGGACTTGGCAAGATTTAAATATCTAAAAAGACTTCTGAGAAGGTATGAGGTAACCGAAGACTTGCAAGAAAGATTGATTTTAAATCATCTGATTGTGTTATATAACGTCTTCGGTATAACTGCTGCCAATAAAATGATATGGTATAAAATAGAAAGGGAACACTGGACTTATATTAAACCATTTCTAGTCTTCCTTAATTACTTACCAGTGGATGAAAAGGTTGATATACCTTTAGATCCATATATTGTAGACGTACTTAGGAAAATTTAATGAGTGTAGTATCAAGAACAGCTGATTTATTTTACGCCTTTAGGTTTCTAAAGTTGTTGGTTACTCCATGGGATAAAATGGGTGCATACGAATATGGTATTGTTGACGAGAATGGAAAAGTTTTAATTAAGGGTAAAGATATAACAGACCCTAAGGCAAAGGCAGAGTACACGGTTTTTCATAGGTTGGTATTTAACCTAAAAAGGATTTTAAATAAACTGCCTTTCGGTAAAACAAAACTGGCATCTTATGCTGCCGCTTTGTTTTTAATAAAGGAAAATACTGGACTAACAGAAGAACAAATTAGAAAGGTATTGGAAGAAATTTTAGAGGATATGGATGAATCACTAAATGAGGAAGTATTCTTCGTTAAAGATGATGTCATTAATCCTGGTAAATATAAATTAGTTTCTGAAATGGCTAGTATGGATACGGGAGAAATTATTGCTTTTCCTGGCCAAGAAGTGGTAATATCACTTCACAGTAAACCAGTAGACTATATGTTTAATACTGGAATTTACGAGGTAACACATACTTTAACACAACAGAAATTATATATAACTAGTGGAGACATACAAAAATGAAAAAATTTAAAGACGTATGGGAAGATGCAGCGGCCAATTCCGTGGCAAAAGGCGGTGTCTCCCTGCCTGCAGATGCAGTTCATGATAAGAAAAAGAGGAAAAAAGCAGTGTACGATGGAAGAACAAAGGAAGGCCGTAAATTCGTAGAACGAATGTTGGCAAGAAGAAAGTCCAAAAACGAAAAGGCTCAAAAGAGTTTACAGGCGCAAAATTTAAAATCCGTTGAAGTAAAAGAAGACAGCGTAGAAGAAGCTAGTAAGGCACCCAAAATTAAAAAATTAAGTATGTACGGTTCTGAAATTAGTGGACTTAGGGCTGGTACGAAATACTATTCAGCAAAACCAGAAATTAATAAAGGTAAACTTACATATAAAGTGGTAGACGAATTCGGTAGTATTGAAACTTTAGATTTAAAGGCATTTGCAAAAAGATTCGGTTAATTATATAGGTTAGATTATGTCAAAAATATTGATGGGTATTATAGGAGCAATGGGCCTGGCAGGTTTCATGTATTATAATTTTTCTGTAGTACCAATGAAGAATAAGTTGGAAGAACAAGCAAAGGTTATTATTGCTCAAGACCTACGTGATCAAGAACAAAGAGCTACTATAGAGTCAATTCAAAGTAATCTGACTAGAACCACACAAGCCCTTTCTGGGTTACAAATTCAAAATCAACAATACGAAGTAGAGATGGCTGAATACTTGGATATATTCAGACGTCATAACTTATCTAAATTGGCTAGTGCAAAACCTGGGATGGTAGAATTAAGAGCTAATAATGCAACTAAGGAGGTATTCGATGCGATTGAAGCAGATAGCGCTCGTATTTCTAGCCTTAACGATTAGTGGTTGTAGTTTACTTCAACAGTCTCCAAGAGAAGTTGAGATAATTACCAAACCAGTTAAAGTTGATATTGTTCAACCAGTACTACCTAGACCTATTGACTTAAAAGAACCTAAATGGTATGTGGTATCAGATACCAAAATTATAGAGGCATGTCTAAAGAATCCAGAAACTAATGAACCTGACTGTAAGTTAGGTAGAGAAGATAAGTATCCAGAAGGATACACATATTTGGATAGATTTATAGATGACATCAAAAAGAAACATGGCGGTGATATAGTATTTTATGCCATGACTGTGGACGATTATGAGTTAATGGCTTATAACACACAGGAAATTAAACGTTATATTAATCAACTCGGAGAAGTGATTATTTATTATAGGAATGTAACTATCGATGATGAGAAAGGCGCAGCAGTTGGTATCAAAG